CACTACCAACAGAAGGCGCAACTCTCTTAATTGTTTCGACACCTTTTTTAAGCATTTGTAATTTTCTAAACATTATTTTTTGCCTCCTCTAAATATTTGTGTACCCTTTATACCAAAAATGCTCGCGACCACCAAAATCCACAGGTTTGTGAACCATTTCGGAAGCGACTGGAAATACTCGAAAAACAATTTTACCTTTTCCATTGCAGTCGGGTCGTCTGACATCACTGCCCACATTAATACTATAATAGGTGCAGAAATTATTACAAGTACAAATTCGTCCTTATAGTCGTTTTGCCTAGCTTCTAAAAGTTTACCCTGGTAAGCCTCCTCACCCCGAGCCATTTTTTCAGCATGCATGAGCTGTGCGTCTGACATAGCCATTTTCGTCTTCTGACGGTTAGCGTATATCTTACTTCCAGCTTGCAAAGCAATTTTTGCTAAACTGAACCAAGCCATTAGTACGCCTTTGAGTTTCTTCTTTTTTCAGCCAACATTCTTTTTTGTCCACCAACTGGCATTTCAGGTTTTCCTGTGCCAATTAGATTAAAAGCGCCATCAGCTGTAGTTTTAGATCTAGGATCTACCTCTGTTTGCTGATCGCCAACTTTAACCGGCTTAATTTTATCTAGTCTTTGCATTTTTACTCCTTGTTTTTTTCTTCTCCACACCTTTTATCGTGCCTTTGTTCTTAGACGCGTAAAAAATTGTTTCTCCTCGTTTTTTTCCATACTGTTTACGCATGGACTTCATAATTTTTTTGCCTTTTTCGTTCAATGGCATTATTCTTCAACCTGTATTGCAGTTATACCTGGTTTATCAGCCTTTGCAAGTGATACTCCAGCTCTTAATTTAGCTAATTTTTCGTTTTGCTCCATTTTTTCATCAACAATGTCTCTTGCTTGTACTAATTTTGCTCTATCAAGCTCTGCTTTTGCTTGATCTGCCTCTTTTCTACGTTCATTTTCCATCGCACGTAGGTCAACTTCTCTTGCTTTAAGTTTTAATAATGGATCAGAGTCAAATTGTGATGTAATTTTCTTCTCTTCTTTCATAAAGTCCTCTGTCATCTCTGCAATCAACACAGCTTTTCTTGCTTCTATGTTTTGAACAACAGAATTTAGCTGTTGTGCTGCTTGTGGATCAACTGGAGCAGACTGTCTTAACATTGCAAGTTGTTCTAACTGCTCTTTAAACTCTAATTGTATCTGTTCTTGTGCCATCAAACTGATGTGCTCTAAAATATTTTTCTGTATTGAAGCCATAACAGCAGGATTATTTCTAACCATGTTTGTAGACATGAAGTTTAAGTGTGCTGTGATGTGTGCTCTATGATCTTGACCAGGAAAAGCTTGAAAAGGTTTACCGCTTAAAGCATTAATGTGCTCCATACTTGGGTCCATAGGTTGAACTGGAGCAGGTGGAGGTAAAACTTGATCTATATTTTTTACACCAATTGCTTCGTACATGCCTCTGTAGGCAGCATATAAGTTATGAATCTGTGGATTAGCTGTAGCTAATTGTAATTGTGTTTGTGCCAATGTAATTCTTTGTGACATAGAAAATATATTTGGATCTGCCACGGGTAAAATATCTATTCTATCATCAAAGTCTGCTTGTTTAATTATTCTTGCTCCACCAACGACATCGTATGGATATTCTTTTGGTAAATATGTAGAAATAATTTTAGATAATAATTTAAACTCGTTCTTCATCGAGTTGTATAATCTTTTGTGTATCGCTGACATAACTTTAGATCCTCTTTCAAGAAGAGCAATCGTTGTTCCTACTGCAGCGTTTTGTGTGCCTTCACCCGTTTGTAATTCAGATATAGCCGCGAATCTTTGACCAGCTTGTACAACTAGACCCATCAGCTGTAACAAGGTTGCTGATGGTTCTTTGTACGGTAGAGGGAAGAAAGCTTCTCGCAAATTACCACCCGGTGCATCTACGTCCTTGAACTCACCAGGTTGAATCGGAGACGCTTCATCTCTAACTCTTACGCCTCTTTGTTTGAAACCTGCCGGTAGATTCGACAAAGTTCCTGCATCTAATAATTGGCGGAGAGCGACTGTTGCAGTTCTACTCAATCCGCCAATCATGTGTATTAATCCAAATCCGTAGAATCCTAGTCCAGGCAGAAATTTAAAATGGACAAAGTATTGGACTCTTCGTTTTAATGGATCGTTGGGCGCATAGTTCCTTCTTATCGAAAGAACCGTTCCACTACCTTCTTCGATCGTAACGATGTAAGGTAGCTTGATACCAGATGGCTCGCCATCTGTACCAATATCTTCGAAGCCTTCTAAATCTAAATCAATATGACACTCAAGCATAGTGTACATTGTTTGTTGTTTTCCAGATTTTTTAGTGCCTTCTAATTCTTTTTCTTTTTTAGAAACATCATCATTCGTTACCATTGCAGGTGGTCCTAAATCTACATCTGAGTAGAATCCTCCCACTTGTTGTTTTCTTAAATCGTTTTCAGAAATTTTTAAAACGTGAATAATAGCTTCTGCTTCTTCTAAGCTGTTTGCTGTGTATGGTACAATTAAATCATCAGCAGGAATAAATTTCGATACGGCTCTGCCTAATAGATCATCGTAGTAGACTTTTTTAAATGTAGATCCTGCAAGAGGTAAATGAAATAACATAGAATCAAACTCTGGCTCATACTCTTTCATTTGATCCATAATTAAATAGTTCATGAAATCTTTTACACGCTGTGCCTGTTGTTGCTTTGGCGGTGTTGTTGCACCAAGAATCTGTGTTCTTACTGGACCGTCACTTGGTAATAGCTCTTTGTATGCTGTAGCTTGAAACTGTGTAACAGCTTCTGCTAACACTGGGTGCGTTGCACCTGAAGCTCCTTGAAACGGTTCCGTTCTATTTTCGTATTTAAATCCTAATAGGTCAAGCCCTTCTGTGTAAGATCTTTCCCATTCTTTTCTGGACATCTTATAGTCCATGTAATTATTTTTTAATTCTGAACCTAAAGGTTCTAAAATGTCTGCCGGTAAAATATCTGCAAGATTATCAAAATGAGATTCTGTTCCAGGTATGTTAACCGCACCTGGTTCAAAGTCGATAGTCGCACCACCATCTTCTTCTGGTGTAACTTCTATCGGTTGCTGTTCTTTTATTTCTTCCTTAACCTCGACCTCTTCGCCCGGTACTTTAATTTGAGTACGAGTGTTAGGGAGTCCTTTATCAATATCTGCCATTTATAAACTCCGTGTTTGTCATATCATAATCTGCTAGAGAAGCCAAGCCCTTGTCACCATGCGGTGTCTTACCTGATTTAGGTGGTATTAATCCACCCTTTGCAGCACCCACCATCATTTCGTCAAACTTCTCTTGTGCTTCTAAATCTTCTTCTAATCGATCTTCATCGCTCAATGCTTCTCGTCTTTTGTATTCTCGGTAAACATCTTTAGCCATACCTGCTGCTGTAATACCAAGGCCTACCGGTGTAAATAATCTTGCTGCTCTACCTAAACCCAAAGCACCTTTCATAACTCCTGGTGCAAATCTAGATATGGCGCCTGGTGCTAGAAGCTCAAGTCCAACCATTTTATCTGCAACTGCTGCTGGTAAACTCTCACCTCTTTCTAAATTATCTTTAACTGTCATTGTGGCAAAAGCCAAGGCTGCTGCTGGTGAACCTAAAACTTCGCCTGCTGTTTTTAAACCTGTGCCAAGACCAATATTCATACCAAGTGTTGGGCCTGAAGATCCTATTTTTCTGGTAGCTTTTAAACCTCGTTCTAACATTTTTTTATCTCCTGTAAAACCAGCCATGCCAATTTTATTATCTACAAGTTCTGGTAAATAAGATTTTGCATATTTTACAAATTTACTTGTAGGGTTTCCTGGTTGTTTATATCCTAAACCTTTAGTTTTAAATGTGCCTTTAGGCACAACAGGTTGTAATGTAACTTTTAATTCTTCTGCTTTTTTAAGTATGTTTTTTACTTTAGGATTTTTAGGATTTGGATTTTTTTCAATAAATTTTTCAGCCATATCTTTAAAACCGCCTGACCTATTATGTGGACCTAGAATAGGGTTTCTATTGTAGGGAAAATCTTTCATGGCTCCGGCTTTACGCACGTCTCTTTGATGTTCTATTTCAAACAAGCCTCTTTTTTCTAACTCGTAGATCGTTGGTTTAGATTTAATAATATTACCTTCACTGTCTACTGTTGTAGATAATTTATCTAAAAGCTTTTTGTTTTTTAAGATAATATTTGGATTAGCTTTTATTTTATCATTAAGCTGTCTCGTAATTAAAGACTGTTCAAAATTTAATAGTTTTTCTCTTTGAGTCAAAGCAGCTTTATCACTTAATTTTGCTGTCCTTCTTTGTCTTCTACGTTCAGCTTTTTTAGCCATTTCTTTTTGTTTTCTTTCTGGGTCTGCTTCCATAGCAGCTTTCACTTTAATTCTTTTTCGTCTAGAAACATTTTTTTGAAATTTAGAGTCAAAGCCTTCAACAGTTCTTTTTGCTTCTTGTCTGGCTCTTAATTGTTGAGGAGAAAGTCCCTCACCTTTCATGGGTTTTATAAACTTAGGTTTATAATCTGAATCCGCTGCCATTTTTTTGTAGTCGTCTAAATACTCTTGAAACGTAATAGGATCCGTCTTAATTCTACCTGCTCTTAATTTTGTTCTTTGATCAACAGATAAATCTTTAAAATCTTTTCCATACAGCTTTTGTGCTAATTCTTGTTGTTCAGCAGTCACTGGAAGTCTAGGTGACCCTTTGATAGCGCCACCCTCTTGCATCTCTACTCTTGGTGCATCTTCTGGTGGACTAGTTTCGTCAACTAGTTGATTTACAAATCTGATAACGTCGGACATTATTCTCCTAGTAGGTAGGCAATACCACCACCTGCTTGTTTGATTCTAGATTCTCCAACCTCTTCTAAAATTTCTTCATAAGAATCTAAACCATCTTCAACATCTTTAAGCTTGCCTTCATAATCTGGTTTAACAGTAACTTCTTGATAGTCTTCTGGTAAGTCTCCATCCGCTGTTCTTTTCTTAGGTTTATAAACCATGACTTCTTCTTGCACTATTCCTGTTTCATACTCATTATTAAACATTCCACCACCCTCTGTGTTTTTCTTAATTACAATTTCTCCATCTGTGTTTTCTACCATGTCATAGTTTTTAAATTTTTTACCAGATTCTCTCTCAACAGTTGTAAGTCCCGGTGCATCATCACCCAGTCTTCTAATTTTATCAGCTAGTTTGAAGAAATACGAAGGCACACTTTTTACTGCTTCAACAGCTGCGGGCGCTACTTCTGCTACTTGTTTAACAGGTGTAACAAATCTACCTAGGACAGGTATAGAAGCAAGGCCTCCTAAAATTTTCATAAATTTTCTTTTGCTTGGATCTGGTGGTCCACCTTCTGCTAGACCTATGATACCTCCCTTTGCCATGTCTGGAATATCATCTGGTAAGTCTTTCAATCTCTCACCTAAATCTTTTTTCTTTTTAAGTCTCTCAACAGCCTCTTTGTTTTGTTTGTTCATTCTAAGTATCATCTCTGCTTCTGTCTCAGTCATTTTAGGTTTGAGTTTATCAGCATCGCTTGTAACGTTTGGTCTGTCGTCGAAAGGATTAACTTTGTCTTTACCACCTGGTGGGAAC